AGGTTCTTATACTCGTCTAGCGTATTAAGCGGCACTTGAATACCGACTGTGTTGATGTTCTCGGACCGGTACAGTTCGTTAGTGATCTGATAGCTACCGTCGCTATTCCACTGATGGAATTCTAGTAACGTGTAGTAAACATTGCGATTGTTCTCCGTTACCGTCGTTTGACTAGCAATAGCTGCTTCGTCAATCTCGTTTGTGTTGGAATGCAACGGGTAAAACTGGCTAGCATTAACCCACGCTAGCTTGATCTTGTCGTCTTCCACGTACGGCCTAATCGCACCGCCACCTAGCGCAATCCCTTCTTCCAGTTTCTCTTCGTACTGGTTAAAAAAGTTATTGTCGGCTAGTATCTCGGCGATTTGATCGTTGGTTGAATTGTCGCCAACCGTGATTGTGCATTGCTCGTTAAAGATGATGCTTGCTAAACGGCGCGCAGCCATCTTAGTCACGTTAATACTGATCAAGTCACGGCTCATAAGCTCCCCGTACGAGTTAAGGTATTTAACTCGGCCTAGATCATCCCGGTAATAACGCTTAGCCATTCTGATACGTTCGTACTCTTCACTTGCGATAGAGATACGTGGATCGTCAGTGATGTTATTTAGCTGATTAACCATCCCCAGCTTGGCACCCCCTTTCCTAAACCAATTTCTTATCGTGCTAAATACGCTCAAGTGATCACCTCCCCCACTTCAAGCCAAAGGCCATTTCATTGTCACGGCAAAGATACTTAAAAGCGTCGACAGTATGATCATCTATCTTAATTACCTTCGGATCATCGCTGTTGAGTGTCTTTTCATCCCACTGATACTTGCGGTGCTCTTCGATAAAGATTTGGTTGCTATCGTTGTCTAGATAGTAAAAACGGCCTTGCGCAAGTAAGTCTTGCACACGGTCGACCATGTCAACGTTTTTTAGTTTTTTAACCTTGTGCCAATGGATGTTGTAGTCGTTGTAAAACTGGTTATCCAACGCACCTTCGGCAGAATCGATCGTCAGCTTACGAGGCTTTTTACCAATCCACGTGCCAACCTCTTGAATGAAGTCGTGGAGGTCTTTTGCTAGTTCACTAGGCGGTTTCTTGTGCGACTTGCCTTGCGGTGAGTAGTAGTAGGTCCGTAACAAGATCACCTTGTGTTTGCGTGTTAATCCATAAGCGCCACACGTGGTGGCGGAAATCTCATGACCGGTATCAACGGAGTAGTACACGTTGATGATCGGGTCATCAGCTGGTAACTCGTCGAGTGGCTTAAAGTTATCCATGTTATACACGTTAGTACCAAGGCCGACAACCTCACCTAGATACAACCAACGGTAGTAATCGTAGTCGTTAGCTTTGTACTGTTCGATCATCTTAAGCTGTTGATCAGTAGTAAAGCCTAATTCGTCGTCAAGATATGTCGACGTGTCAACCAAGCAATCTGGATCTTTTTCGCGCTGTGCAATCCATTCGTTGATCCAGTCGTAAGGATTTTTAGGCGGGTTGTACGAGTAGTAGACCGTCACATGATCCACGTAGTCTGGTTTCTGGCGAATGAACGTTGGATTGGCCTGATCAAAGACATCCGGTCCCTTGAAGTTAGCCGCCTCTTCGTACCAAACCGCAATCACGTTGTCTACGATGTTGGACTTGAGTTTCATTGGATCGTCGGCGCCGTAAAAGTAAAACGTGCTCCCCGTCCGCTTATGCGTAATACGCAGCGGTGACTTGTAGAAATGATACTCATCATCCATGTGCAGCATGGTGAGTGCCCACCTAATCTGGCTATATACCGAGTCATGCAGATAGCTGGCGTTTTCTCGCACGCAGACTACATTGACCTTGCGTCCCAGCATCGTCCAGTGCTTAACCTTAGTGACTAATCGCAAACTGATCACTGACGACTTAAAAGACCCACGTCCACCTTTTGCGATGATATACGGTTTATCGGAGTTCCACAGCTCGTAAAAGTGAGGATTGATCATGTGGCTAAGCTTTATCTTTGCCATCATCAATCCCTCCAATATCATCAATCAGTACTGTCTTATCGCCTGTATCATTCTTGCCAGTCAGCTCATCCCGTTTCCAGATAGCCGTATCAGCCTCTGCCTGCAGTTTCTTAAGCTGTGCGGCAACCATCGGATCATCAAGAGGATAACGTTTCATGATCTCACGTGCAGCTGCTGTACGGTCTTTAATCAATGGCGGTCGTTTAATTGTGCCGCCATCTACGCTATCGGGTATCTCTTCTGTTTCTTCGCCACGCAGCACTCGTGTTAGATACTGGAGCACTTCCTTAGCGTCCGCAATCTTATGCGACTCAATTTCGGCCATTTTGGCATCAATATAGCGTTTAAGGTTAACATTAGTTAATAATCTGCTGGAAGCTGCTTTGGCGGAACCCTCAGTCTTAACTCTATATCCTGCTCTGATGTAAGCTTGTGTGGCATTGCCACTCTTGATGTACTCATCAGCAAACAAACGTTGTTTCTGTGTCAATTTCATGGCATCTGCCACACCACCTTTCAAATTTAATGGGGATGTCTGACTTTTAAGACAGGCGGCTTGATAGAGTACTCAACCGGCTTGTCTTTAACTCGTTCTGGGTGCTGTTTACGATATATCTTGTCGGCTAGTACTAGCATCTTATGTTCTTCGTATGA